ATTGATCTGCCGTTACATCATGGAGGCTTTGCGGGCGTATAAAAAAACGCCCGCTTGGCGGCGGGCGTTGGGCATGATGCGTTGTAGCTGTTGCTCTGTGAGTGACATCGCGGGTCTCCACCTGGTTGAGATTACGGCGCTACTGCTGGAGCTGAACGACCTTAAGATCCTTCGCCGCTTTTTTCTTTTTGCCTTTGGCTTTCGCCTTGCCCTTCTTGCCGCCGTTGCATTCGACCGTCGTGCTCCAGCCAGACTGGGTGTACACCTGCTCCACTGAGTCCACGAGGTACTCACCGTCGAAACCGACTTTGAAGTCCTGGGCATCAATCGTTCGCTCGGCAAATAGGTCAGTACGTCCAGGCATTTCCAGTCGAACCCCGGCCGTCGACCGGTTGAAGGCTGTCAGTCGTGCTTTGGCGGCCGCCTCTGCAGCGGATTTGTTCGGGTAGATGTGTCGGTCGGTGTGCACGGGCGGCAGGCCATCCGGCGAGTCGTCGTTGTCCAGGGTGACCACGACGAGTTTTCCGTTCTTCTTGTCCTGGTGCTTGGTTGACACCGCCTTGTGGGCGTTGCGATCACCGAGCCGAAACTGAAAGCGGCTGACATCACGACGACGAATCACGACCACGCCAAACGCCTTGCCCGAGGCGCTCTCTCCACCCTGCCGATGCATCACCAGCAATTTGCCATCGGCCACCTTGGCCGTGCAGTCGTACTGCTTGGCTAGGCGAGTGATGAAGTTGAAGTCCGACTCGTTGAGTTGATCCGCCCGGGGCACCTTGGTCTGCACCGGGCACACCGGTTGCCAGCCATTACGTGCAGCGACATCGGCGACAATGCGCGACAAGGGAACCTCTTCCCAACTGCCGCTTCGCGTGGTCTTGCCGCTGCCACGCATGTCGCTGGCTTTGCCGGAAATCACAAGGGTTTCCGGCGGTCCCGAGAAATCGATGTCATCGACGACGTAGCGGCCGATGCGGGCTAATTTCGTTTCGGCGTAGCCCAGGAAGATCTCGATGCCGGCTCCGCGTGGCGGCAACGCCACAGCACCGTCGCGGTCATCAATACGCAGCTCGAACTCATCGGACTCCATACCGGGCTTGTCGGTGGTTTTCAGCTGCAGCAGCCGGTCGTTGATCAGGGCCGTGATGTCAGCTCCATTGGCCACAATACGAAAAACAGGGGTCATGGATTTTTTCCAAAAAAAACCCGCACAGGGCGGGTTTTGAAGGGGGGAGGAACTACTGCAAAAGCTACACATTCACTATAGTTCATCAATTCCATAGCGCTATACCTTCAGTCGGACTGGGCAGATCCGGCAGCACGATCACAATGCCGGCCCGATACGGCTGTGGCTCATCGGCCAGCCCCGGATTGGCGTCCAGCACCGCCTCGACGGTGCCCGCAAGGTGGCCGTAAACGTGGTAACACAAGATGTCGAGCAGATCCCCGTCAGACGTTCTGCAGGTCGTCGCCATAGCGCGCAAACTCCAAGGTGAACGCCTGCTTGCGCGGGATTCCACCCTGCAGCAGCGCGCTCTGTTCTTCTTCGACGTTCTTCAGGCACCAGGTGCCCAGCACGTCGCCATACCCGGTGGTCAGGGTCAGGGGTTTCAACTGGGCACCCAGGCTGCGCAGCGTATCCAGTTGCTTGATCCCGCCCTTGAAGCCAGGAAAAATCGCCCCTTTGAGGGTAATCTTTTCTTCGCCCATACCGACCGCCTGCTGCGCTGGACGTCGGCCCAGGCGTTCCTGCGCGGCCCAGCGAAACTCGATCGAACGTCGCAGCTCATCAAAGGCAGCGGTGTCCAGGTTGAAGTAATAAGGTGGTGCCTTGGGGTCCAGCGGCTGGATAATCAACAGGTGCGGAAACGGCATGACCGCCTCCGGCAGTGGCGTGCTGTCGCCGGCCAGCGAACCGGTGGGCACGATGTTGGCCAGCGCGGGACTGACCTTGCCCGCGATCTTGTTGATCGCAGTGGACGCCCGGGCGGCCTGCTCTTTCAACTGGCCCATGCGCTCATCGATCTGTGACACGGCGCGGGTGGCTTTGTTGTAGGTGGCCACCACCTGCCCCACCTTGGCTTGGGCGGCGTTGACGCCGCGCATAACCCGTTGCAACTTCTGCCCGATCACTGGCCCCACAAACGGCACGCCTTCCAACTCCGATGCCGCGCCACTGATTTCACTGATGGCACCGTTGACCGGTCCTAGCATGCCGTCCAGGCTACGCCTTCCGCTCTCGCCGGCTGTCGCCAGGTATTTCAGCCCCGACTGCAGTTGCTCCATATAGGCCATTGGCCCTCCTCGTTACACATGCGGTTCGTCATACAGCGTGCGGTTCTGCAGCTGCTGGGTGGACTGGCGCAGTTGCTGATCAATGTAGGGCTGCAGCTCCCGCGCCAATTGTGCGGGATCCTTAACGTCGCCCTGCACGGTGATGTGCAGAGGGGCCTGAATCTCCACCCGCTGCTCGATCTTCGGCGGCTCGGCCTTGGGTGCTGCAGGAACCGGGGCCAACAACGCCGGCACACTCGGCGCCGTAGGTTTGCTCAGGGAGCGTGTGACATCGCCCAACGCGGGGCCGTCAGCTTCCCGCTCCGGCAACAGGCCCGGCGTAGCGGCGGATTTAGTCGGCGCAAACGAACGAGCGATATCGCCCATCACCAGCGGGATGTTCTGCCCGGCATTGGTCATCATCAGCGGCCCGGCGGCCGGCAGGCTCTTCAGCGCTTTATCGGAGCCAAACATCGACTTGCCGGCATAACCGCCGAGGACATCGCCGCCCATGTAACCGAGATAACCGCCGATCAGTCCGCCGACGATGTTGCCGATCAGCGGCACGGCCGTACCGATGGCCGCACCCGCCGCCGCGCCGGCCAGCGTGCCGGCCAATCCCCCGGCAGCCTCGCCGTAACCCTGAGCTTTTTCGTCCGGTGTCACGGCGTTGTTGTAGGTGTCGACGGCCTTGAAGCCGGCGTCGATCACCGCTAATGCGGCCGGCCCTTTCATGCCCGCCGCGATACTGCCGCCGCGTCCCCCACTGCCGCCCTTACCGCCCTTCTTACCCTTGCCGCCACCAGCATCGAGGTCGCCGGCCTCCAGCCCGCCACCCAGGGCGGACATATTGGTGACGATCACCTTCTGCGGAATATTCGGGTTGCCCAACAAGGTGCCGCGCCCAATGTTCATCAGGCCCTTGCCCATTTTGAACGCGCTGACCGCAGTACTCAGGGCGACCAACCCGGCCACAGCGGCACCGATGCCGGTCACCAGACGCGGGGTTGCATCGGAGAATTCGGTCAGGCGACGGGCCACGCTGGCAATGCCCTCGGCCACGGCGTCGGTCACCGGCCGCAACGCATCGCCGATGCTGCGCATGCCGTCATCCATGCTCTGGGCCATCTCGGCCCATTTTTGCGAGGACGTCTGCCGGCGTTCCGCCAGGTTTTTGTCGAGAATGCCGACCGCCTGTGCCGAGTCATTTTTCAGTTTGCTGTACAGGTCCTTGTTCTGCGTGTACGCGGTCAGAGCTGCCTTGACTTGCATGTCCGAAAACAGGTCACCGGTGCGCAAGGCTTGCTCCAGAGACGCGATCATGGCTTTGGCCTTTTCCGGGTCCGTCTCCTTGCTGATCTTCGCCGTGGCTTGCGCCATGGCCGCCGCTTTCTTCGGATCGGTCGCCGCGATGTACTTCTGCGCCAGGGCAAAACTCGACTCCAGCGTCGACATACCACTTTGCAGGCCGGTGGTCATCGACGCCTGATAATCAATTCCGGCCTTTTTGTAGGCCGCGACCGTCTCTCCCGAGCCGATCTTTTCCATCCAGTTTTTCAGGTTATTGGCCGCCTCATCGGAGCCACCGGCCGTTTTCATCTGCACCTGCAGCATGGCGCCCAGTTGCGTCACCGAGTCCATACCGGTGATGCCCAGTTTGCCCATGCCGGCGAGCAGTTCAGGGAACCACTTAGCCATGTCGGCCGCTTCAAAGCTGCCCGCCTGCCCCTGATAAGCAATTGCCTCCAGGGCCTTTTGCATCATCGCCGGATCGGTGATCTTGGCGTTCTGCCCCAGGGCGTTGATCATGCGCGCGGTTTCGCCGCCGTCCGCCCCTTGCCCAATCGCAAACTTGGCCGCCGTCGGCGCGTATTTCAGGGCCTTGTCCAGCTCCATGCCCGCACCGACCAACGCGTTGACCACCTCGGCCACCTGATTGCGTGCCATGCCGGTGTCCCGTGACGTGTCGATAATCGTCTTGGACATCTGCGTTTCTTTGGGATCGTTGGCAATGTTGGCCTTGATCGCGATGTCGCGAATGATCGCGCTGAAGTCCGCGCTGACCTTGGTCGGGATGGCCACGGCGGCGACCATGGCCCCGGCCTGACCGACGCTGCTCTTGAGGCCCGAACGCCCCTCCTCCAGTTGCCTGTGCCCTAGCGCCTTCAATTCAGCCCCGGCGGCGACCCGGCCCATCGCGGTGTAGGCCTTGTTGAGCCGACCGACCTCGATGCCCTGTTTCTTCAGCAGCTCGAGATTCTTTTCCAGTTTGCTCAGCAACTTTCCCGCGCCTTCGGCGCCGGCCATATGCGCCTTGCGCCACTCCTCGCGCAAACGGATCGTGTCGCCGATGGTGTTCTGCAGCACCCGAGCTTTGGTACCCACCGCGTCCAGGTGTTTGATTTTGCTTTCGACGTCCTTGAACGCTTTGCCCACCGTTGAATCGACGGCGCCACCGATGACAAAGCCGAGCGCCAGTTTGTTCGCCATATGCCTGCCCTATGCGTCGGAGAAATGAACGGTGGCTCAATCCGTGAGCCACCACACCAGTTCGTTGAATGGCATGGCCATGATCTCGGCCGCCGAGAATCCGGTCTCTTTGGCCACTCGTTTGGCCAGGGTTTTCAACGTGGCTGCATCAAACGCCGTCGTCTTGGACCAGACGAAAATAGCCGCCCTGCAGACGCATATAATCGACCAGCTTGAGCGCCATCAGATCCGCTTCCGGGGTTTGGGTCAGCGAGGCAAACAGCGACATCTCACGTTTCTCCTCATCACCGCTGCAGGTGGCCTGTGCGGCACGAATATCACGCACGCAGGGGGTACGCATCGACATGCTGTCGACCAACACGCCGCTCAGCTCAGTCGGGTATTTCAGGGTGATGCGAAAGCCGTCTTCGGTGATTTGCAGCCACTTAGGCAGCACTTCTTTTGCGGTTGCTTGAGTCATGTTTTTTCCTTAAAGGCCCAAGGCCGAACGTTCTTCCGCCAGTTGATCGACGCCGTCGACCACCAGCACCATGCCGACCATGTCGATCTCGTAGATCAACCGACCATCGACCTCGAGCTTGTAGTAGGTCAGCGCCATGTTGTGTTTGCTCTCGGCCTTTTCACCGGGCTTCCAGTCCCCCATATCGACCTCTTTGAGGCCGCCGCGCATGGTGACAATGACCGGGGTGACCTTGCCCTTGAGGCCCTTGAACGAGCCGCGAAACACGGCATTGCACGCAGTGCGGTCCGAGAGGCCGAACCACTTCAAGGCCTCGCGACGCACGCCGTTGGTGGTGAAGCCGGCTTCGAGTTTTTCCACGCCAGTCGGGATTTCGATTTCGCCGGCCATGCCGCCGCCCCGGTAGGTGTCCATTTTCAGAACCACCTTGGGCAGGGTAAGGCTCGGCATTTCACCGGAAAAACTCACGCCGTCGATAAACCCGGCGCAGTTGGACAGAACTTCAGGAATCATCAGGGGGGCCTCCTTAGGCGGCTTCAAGCACTTCGGTCATCCATTCGTTGGTGACTTCAAAAAGGAAGTTCGGGTTCTCGGCCGGAGGCACATCGGTGAAGCGGATGCGCCAGTACACCTTGCCCTGCTCGATCTGGCTGGCCGTGTTCAACTCATGATCCGCGTACACCTCGAAGTTGATCACCGCGCCCTGGTTCTTCAGGTCGCGCATGAACGCCTCAAGGCCGTCGGTCACATCCTTGACGTAGGTCTTGGTGATCGAACGGTCGACCGCCCATTTATGGCCGGCCTGCACGGCGTCCATAAGAATGAACAGCGTGCGCACCCGGGTAACGAATGCCCATTTCGCATCGCTGGACAGCGTGCGGTTGCCCCACAGGCGATAACCATCGTCGCGAATGATCGTGGTGATCTTCGCGTTGTTGAGCAGGTTGGCCCGGCAGGTTTCGTCACCATCGAGGTACTCGACGGCACGGGTGGTGCCAGTGATGCCGGTGAACTCCTTGTTCGACGGCGAGGCCCAGAAGCCGTAGGTCGCATCCGTCCAGGCGAACAGGCCGGCCGTCCACGCCGAGCCCGGGGCATTCACCGTCGCACTGGTGCCGGTGTCCCAGAACTGCACACCCGGGTCGACCATGAACAGGTTGCGGCTGCCGAAGTTGTCGGCGTAGGCCATGGCGGCCTCGTCGGTGGTGCACGGCCCGTCGATGATGCCGATGGCCCGCAGCTTCTGCGCCAGGCTGTCGATGGCGGTGGCTACCGCTTGTGTCGCCGAATGCCCCGGCGCGATCAGCAGCCGCGGCTGGGCGTTGAACAGACTTTTGCCGTCGAGCAACGCCTTCAGGCCGGTACGCTGCCCCGAGGCCAGGACGCCCCCGATGATGGCCGAAGTCTGCAGCGCGGGATCGTCCATCTTCGGCACACCGATGGCGACAATGACTGCCTTGGCCTTGGTGTAGATCGCCTGGCAGGCCTTGGTGATCGCCGCATCGGCACCGAACGCCGCGATGGCTTCGCGCTCGGTCGTGATCAGCTTCAGCTCGCCGGCCTTGGCCGTGCCGCCACCGAGCATGCCCGGGGTGAAGGTGTCGCACAGACCGATGATCGAGGACGACGGCAACGAGATGGTGCGCGCGCCGGTATCGACCGAGGTGGTCGTGACACCGTGAAAGAAACTCATAAGGCTCAATCTCCAGGAATGAAAAAGCCCCGCATATGCGAGGCTGTCAGGGATGTTCGAATTGCGTGTAACGGAAAAGAAAACGCCCCGTCAGTGCGGGGCGTTATTGGGCCAAGCCGGCAATCCATGCCGGGGGCTTAGGGCGGCCTGACTGATCCGGGAACAGCGTCACATCCGG